AAGTCTTCAATCGCAGAAGTTAGATCATCTCTGTTAAGAAAGTCAGCAATACTAGCTTTTAATCCTGTATATGTATTTAATGCCATACTAAGTCCTAGCCTAATTTATCGTAAAGTATATCATTTATTAATGTTAGTGTTGATTGTTATAGTAATCCCTTACGTTCAAAATTACGTAACAACTTATCTGTTATTTGTACTGCTGATCCAATTGGTGGTTGAAATTCTAATGATCTAAAGTCAGATGGAATTGGGTTAGTTGGATCATAAGGCGCTTTGCCTTTTTCAGTTCCTCTTTTTACACGTTGCATACTACCTGATCCTGTTGGATTTTTCGGAGTTGGTTTTTTGTTGGCATCAGGAATATAAGATAATGCCCATGGTTCTTCTGCAAGAAAATCAAAGACAGTAAGTTTTTCTTTAAACTGTCCTACATTAGTTCCTTTTAATACATCAGGATAAGATGGATGTTTAGAACCACCTTGTACTCTATTAGCTAATGATGGTTCAATTTCTCCTAAGTAATTAACTGTGCCACGCTTAGAATTTAACTTTGATGCATCACTTATTGCTACACCAACTTGTGCCATAGACAACCCATCTTTAGAATATTTAACTTGTCCGAGTACATTATTCATTCGTTTTCTTGTTGCACCATTCATTTGACTCAACACTCTAGACATATTATCAGTTTCAATGCCAGGCCAATTAGGATCAAGTAATTTAAGTTCTTTGTTAATTGCAAGTTTTTGTTTAGAGTCAAGTGTGGCATTTAAAGCTGCAATCATAACTTCTTGTGTCATATGGCTAAAGTTACTGCCTGTGGGTTGCATATCATATTCTGTTATTAATGGAAGCAATCCACTTCTAGCTTTTATTGTTTCTGCGCCTTGTGAAATTAAATTTAAAACTTTTGGATCAGATGACCATAAGTCTTCTTTTGCAACAGAGCTGTTAAGTAATTGGTATCTGTTGCCACCCCATTGTTTAACATTCATTGGAATACCATTAACATCTACTATATTACCACCAGCATCAGTACGATCTGACTGTGTAAACAATAACCACCTACCGACAAAGTCTTTTACTGATACTTGTTTAGGTGTTATTAAATCTTCTGCTTGACCTACTACTGTTCTTGTTACATTGTTTGCATCATCAATAGCCACTTGGTTTTTACCACCAACTGGTTGCCCACTAACAAACTGAGGATCAACAACGCCTCGCATCTCTTCACTACGTATTGGTCTCGCTCCAACCATAGGTAATGGTGATGGATTAAACTCATTAAGTGTATTAGCAAGATTCTCTGTCTCCATCATTAATTTTGTTGTTGCCAACTCAGCTTCGTTAATTGCTTTTAAAACAACTGGTGCTGTCACATCTTTAATTTGTTTAGCAACTAATCCAGCGCCTGTAAGTTCAAGTAATGCATCAAAAGGATTTTCTTGTGCGTATTTTTTAAACCCATCAAGAGTACCATATGTAGTTACAATGTCTTCCCAAGCACTTGTAGCCATTTCAGCAGTTTTATCACTTGTGATACGATTATTAGGTGCTACTTGTAATAGACCTGTTTTAATAAAGTCAGGTGTAACTTTACCAACAGCTCCACCAAGAAGATCAGCAAAAGCATTAGCACTTTCTGCTGGGTTATTTATAATAGTCATAACCTCATCTTTAGCTTCTTTCATGTCAGGTGCAAAGTTTTGTGCTAATAGACCATAATCTAAATCAGCGCCTAATTTTGCCTCTTGTTTTTCTGCACCAAAGTTTAACAATCCGCCTAAACCATCTTTAGTAACTTCCCACATATTAGCTAATCCACTCATACAATCCCTTTCATATTTCTTCTAATAGGTTTATCCCATGACTCATTATAAGGTTGATAGCCTATTGCAAGGTAACGAAATGAATCACTACCATGACTTGCCCAGTTATGCGATGGTCTCATACGCCATGTTTTACCATTGTCATCCCATTCACGTTGATAATTTGTTAATGCATCTATTCCTTTCTCACACTTCTCAGCATCAAAGTAACACTTATCAAGCATAGCTCTTACTGCTTGTATGCCATCATCAATTAATAATGAAGGTGCAATGTCAGTCTTCTCTGCTCGAATACCAAGACTCTCTAACGTCTCTAACCTACTCTTACCTGATCCAAGTTCTCTAACTCTAATGTCATGTGGAAAGATGTAGTTGGAATACACGTATGGTTTCTCTTGTAATATTTTAACGTAATGTTCTAGTCCAACACCTGAAGCCTCATAGTAATCTATTAGATGTACCTCTGTTCCTACAAACTGTGCAAACCATAGTACCGTTGAGTCACCTACACCAAGGTCAAATGAAACTACAACGCCTGTTGATCTGTCATAAGCTACCTTACTAATCCTGTCTTCGTCTCTAGCTCTTCGCATCTCTGCTGCATAGTAAGCGCCTTCACTATAAATTAGATAGCCACCTGTCCAAATATGCTCATACATATCAGGTCGTTTTTCTTGATCTTCTAATCTTGTTTGTTCAAGAACGTCAGGAAACCATGGGTTGTCTGTGTAGTTAAGCATAACACCCTTAGAATTTTCAGGAGGATTAGCTCTAAACCGTTCATGTGTTGCTGAATACTTAGACTCTGGATTCCACGTGATCCATATCTCTGAGTCTACTTCTCGCACAGTTGGTATTAGAACGTCATAAGCTCTACCACTTAACGCTTCAGCTTCATCAATCCAACACAATAAGATACGAGCTTTAGATTTGATTGAGTCTAGTGATCTTCTAAGACCTGAGAACGTGTACTGTATGTTGCCATCTTTACTCTTAATGTATTTGTCACCTATCTCATAGTAATCAGCTAACCATGGTACTGAGAGTATTGCGGACTTGATCTCTTCTAATGATGACTCACTAAGGCTGTTCATAAACTCTCTAGCACAAAGTATCTGTCCTTTCTTACCACTCATACCCCAACGGTAACCAAAGACTGCTGTCATTAAAGCAAATGATCTAGTCTTTCCTGAACCACGACCACCATATGCATATCTTGTCCTAGCATCACCTTGAAATACTGGTAATAACTTTGGAGGTAATTCAATCTGACCTACTTCACTCATTAACTTTAGCGACTAACTCTATGATTGTTGGCTTCATAGTTCCATCACTTGATTTTATATCTTGCTCCATCTTATCGTGGTATCCATGCTTACCTAATACGAGCTTAGTAATTGCTGAATTAAACGTGTTGTTAAGCCCATTATTAACCAATGTTTTAGCCTGAACTTGCATACAACGCCCTAATATGTCGGAAAACCCTTTGTCTTTATCCTTCGCCCATTCATATAAAGTGTCTCTGTGTAGCTCTAGATGTTCAGCCATTCCTTCAATGCTAGGGATCATATCACCATAGATTTGGTAATCAATTATGTAGCGTGTAGCTCTCTCCTCAATCTCTTCACTCCACTTAGTTGGTCTTGCCATTTAATTCTCCTTTCCTATTTTGTCATACCCCATTGCTGAAGCATATAAATCTTCAGGTTTGGGTAATATACATCCAATTGATCCAGCAAAGTCATTAATGTCATCAAGATATTTTTTAAACACTCCTACTGGCAACGTTTTAGTAGTTGGACTCCACACTACAGTTCTACCATTAACTTCCTCTACAACCGTATCTAAAAATTCTGTCGCAAAGTATCTATGAAATGCATCTTTACTGTTTCCTGTCTCTCCATCTTTCACTAAACAATCAATCCACATGAAGTACAGTTTGTTTTGCTTTCCTGATCTTGTATCTTTATTTGGTAGCATCTCTACTATAACTTCATCACAATCAGTCTCTTTAAATGTTGCACGTGTCATCTTTTCTATAATCTCAGCTTTAGGTTTATCTCTGTGTAGTATACGCTTCATCTAAATGGACTCCTTGGTGGTGATGGTAGCTCTTGTTCATCATTCATATCTTGTACTCAAATCCTAAGACAACGCCATAATTTTTTGGATTAGTTTCATAGGTTGGAGCAATAAACCAGTTACCTTTAATAATTCTTACCATAGGTAAAATTTTTGATGACTTATATCCTGTGACAATTCCAATCTCTAATACTCCAAACTTTTGTGCAAGGTAACTACTGAAACGATCTTCACTATTGTAGTAGACACCAACCATTGTATTATTTACTGTGCAACGTACTTGTGGATGAACAGGGTTATAACTTCCTTCAAGTCCGAGGTGCATAGATACTGCAACTAATAAACTAATACAACTCACTTCAATCCTTTCTTTTTAAGCAACCGTTCCGTGTCTGCTATTGCGTATTGCACACGTTCCTGAATAAATTTATGAGTGTAATATGAATGACTAACTCTTCCATCTGCATAATCATGACATGAAGAGCAACCATACCAACCAATATCTCTACCAAGATCATCCTTAGATTTTAATCCCATACCTCCACCATCTGCATGGCAAAAAACTACCTTCTCTCCATTAATTCCGCTATTGCAATTATCAAGTCGCAACTGACAAACCTCTCCACGAGCTGATTCAGTAATTTTAGACACGTAGCAATCCCCAAGTCATCGTACATTCAACAACATCAGCCACAGAATAAACTACCTTTACCTCGCCACCAGCCTTTTCGATCTTACTAATCATTTCTTTTTGGTTCTTACTTAGATAGCCTTTAGGTGTTGATGTGCTAGGTTTTTTAACTTCCAACCCATAATACAAGCCATCATGAACAATAGTAATATCAGGAACTCCTGATTTTGTACCTGTTGCTTTAAGTTTTGCGCCCTCAATTTTAGATCGGCTACCACCATTAGGAACTGCCCAATAACAAATCTTCCGAATGTCTAGGTACTGACAGATTGCTTTTTGAATATCATCTTCTTCATGTTTCATAGTTTGTTTTTATAATTATCTATAATCAATGAAGATTTTAACTGATCACATAACCCTACAATTTTTTCAGCAAGACTTTCTTTTAGCTCTTTGTCTTCTATCTGTCCTAACTGAATCATTAATTCATTAAGTGCTTTTGTTGAGGCTTCCCTTTCTTTTTTAGACATTTTTTTCTAAGTTTTCTGTACTACCCATATAATTAGCAAGACCATATATTGCCCAATGGAATTGTTGTTTGTCAGCTTTAATTCTATGCGTAAGACCACTCCTTGTACATCCTAGCAATGTTGCAGCTTTCTCTTGAGTCAATCCTAACCTTTTAAGTTCTGCTGGAATAGATTGATAATATATAACTTTGATCATAAGAATTAGTATTGAAAAAGATTTAATTATATCATCTTCGATAACATTTCTTGGTTGGTTTAACATTTATTATCAACCCTGAACGCACTCCACTTCGTTCGTTTGTCTGCTCGGTGCTGAAGCACCCAAGCTAATCTTCGGTAGAGCAAGAGGGTTAAAACCCTTTCTAAGATCAAGAGCTTTTTACTTATCAGGAACAGTTTGGAGTTGGGATTCTAGCCAATCAATCCCTAACCCACAGTTAAGTAAGTTAGAGATTATCATCAGTCTACAGCTCATCGCAGTATCATCCAATGCTTATAACCATCATAGCTATACAAGTTAAGG